TAGGTTGATAATTTTAATTTGCATGATACTTATTCCGTTGCATATCAATGCAATTTCTATAAATGAAATCCGTAATAATCCAAATCAATTCAAATTAGTATACTCGGACGAAACACGTGAAGCATACGTAGATAATTCAACAATTTCTGTAACAAGATATAATCCGCCTTATTACGCTATTAACGCTACTATATATTCAGTGTGGTATGACCGAAATATTATTGTAGAAACAAATCAAACCTCTTTTTACAATTACGAAAGAAGTATAGAAAAATTATCCATTAAATATAAGAATGTAGACGAGATAGCTAAAGAGGTAGCAAATGATACTGGAGTAAGATGGAAAGCTAATACATTTGTTTTTTATGACTTTAATGGTAATATGCTTAGTTCCAAACCATTATCACATCAATTTGATAATTCCATTGCAGGTAAAGCGATACTTTTTTCTCCCTCATATCAAGTAGCAATGTATATATTCTATAAATCTTATCATATGTATTTTAATTACTCACGATAAAACCAATTATTAAAAAAGGAATTTACTATGAATAAAAAAGGATATGCACTATTAATCATTCTAATTTTAGTTGTTATAGGTCAAGCAGCTTATACCTATAATCTAACAATGAAGATAGATAGACTATCAAATTCTGTTGCTAATTTAGATGCTGATAGTACAATCAACAATTTAGATGCTAGGATTAAAACAATAGAACAGGAATTATCAAATCATGACTTATCTGATATTGAAGCATTAAAAGATAATGTGGCAACGAATACAAGCAACATAGCATCTATCAATCAATATTTAGATAGCATTAATTTTAAATTAATGGATATCGAAAGTAGTATTTCTAATATCAATTTAAGATCATTAATCAACTAACGTATGAGAAATTTTATACACATACTACTTTGTACAATAACCCTACAAAGGGGATGATAGTATGAACATCAATTTGATTTACATAAAATTACGGAAAACACAAACTGCGGTATTAAAATTAAATGATGACGGAACATATACAATCCTAGTTAATAGCAATAAGCCACGAGATATACAAAGGCAAGGAATACTACACGAATTAGGTCATATTATCCATGACGATATGTACAGCACCGCTAATGTTGATTTAATCGAGCGTATGGCTCATGCAAGGCAATTTGACGATGTAGAGGGTATCAACTTTTACACTCACATCATATGAGGTGAATTATGCAATACAATTTCACTATCAGAAAAAAGGATAAAGGGTATCAAATTATAGTTAGCTATAAGGACGGCTATAAGTGGAAACAGAAATCTAAACAGGGTTTTGCCACACAAAGAGACGCTAAACTTTACGGCCAAGAAATAGTCGATAACCTAAAAAAGACTATCACCAGTCCACTTGATGATAGTCTAAAAGATATAACGCTTATTGAGTTTTACAGAATATATACAGATGAAAACAAAGCAAATGTATATTCTACGTTCAAAGCATATGACAATGCATTTCAGAAATTCAACACACTATTCAATATGAAAGTAAAAGATATTTCTGAAATCCAAATTCGGAAAGTAATTAATGACTTACAACAATCAATAGCCACTAAAAATATGTGCATAACGATTATAACAAAGGTATTCGCTTATGCTGTATCGCCGTACAGGATTATTAATAATAGTCCATGTAAAAACATTAAACGGCTACATAAAACACAAACAGCTAAAATCAATGCTATAAATGAAGATGATGTAACGCACCTATTAACATCGTTAAAAAGCCACAACTACAAATACTACATTGTGTGTTCCATTGCTGCCTATACTGGTATGCGATATGGTGAAATCTTGGGCCTTACATGGGATGATATAGATTTAGATAACGCTATTATTGATGTAAACAAACAATTTGCTTATAGCGGTGAAAGTACATATATGATCCGTAATCTAAAGACAAAAAACAGTTACAGAAAAATACCAATACCACCCATACTGATTGATATACTACTGGAATATAAAAATACCACCAGTGGATTATATCTATTCAACAATCCAACTGGCGGTACTGGTGCAGTGTCAGTAATGATTAAACGATACTTACCAAACACATCCATCCACGATTTAAGGCACACATACGCTACAAGGCTATTAGCAAATGGTGTAGACATAAAAACAGTAGCATCCTTATTAGGTGATACTGTTGATACAGTCATCAACACATACATTCACTATACCGATGAAATGAGATTAAAGGCACATGATAGTGTGTCTAAAATTTTTGGTTAGAATTTTTGACGATTTTATTGACGATTACTAAACAAACCTTGTAATTACTGGTGTTTTTAACTGATAAAACATATCAATATATTATACTCCAATTCACTATGGATTATCAATTATTTCACAATTATTATTATACTTGCAATTAATCTTAGTTGCGGTAAATATTACTTCTCATATTTTACCACATTTTACAATTAGAATTTGACGAATATTTGACGAAACAAAAAAAGAGGGTAGCAATTACGCTACCCTCTAATACGTTTAGTCTAATTCAATTAATCTGTGTAGTTCGCCATTAACAAACCACATTTCACATGTTACGTTATCACCATCTTTAAGAGTTGCCATATATAAACCCTCTTTGTTTGGTTGAATATCTTCTGCGAATTGATGTGTTTTTCCTTCAAATGTAAATACTTGTGCCATTGTGTTATTCCTTTCAGTTATAAATTAATGCTTTCCAACTGTCAATTAACAGTTGATTGTTGCAATCCGTGCAACTCGGAGATAGTTAGATCACCATTCCTTTACTGTGTAAAGTGCGCTACCGCCCTCTAAATGTTGTCCATTGAAATGTGTTAACACTTCAAATTTACCTGCTTGATAACCTATTGTTTCATAGGCTTTTTTATCTATCAAAGTAACACCAGCTTTTATCTTGTGTCCTTTGTTTAGATTGATTTTGTACACATCGACTTTTTGTTCATCGGTGTTAGTAACTACTGCGGTTCTATCAGATTTTTCTGTTGCTGCTTTAGGTAAATTAGGATTGCTATGTGTAATATCCTGTTTTACCTTTTCTGCCGCTTTTTCTACAGTCGGTGCTTGTGTGTAATATGTCGCTATCGGTTGAGTTCTTTCCTTTTTAGAAATGACTTCCTGTGCTTCTGTTTCAGTAACATGGATTGCTTTTGACAACTCATGAGGTGATTTCGCCTGCTCTTGTGTAACAATAACAGGCTTTTCTAATTCTTTTTGTTTGTAATGATATATCAGCACACCTACAATAGCGATAAAAACGCATAGGACAATCGCTATGGCTATTTTGTAGTGTTCCTTGATAGTTTGCACCAACTTACTAATTAACATGGCTTACACCTCGTTTAATTCGTTTTGTAGCATTTCTAATGCTCTAAACTTTTCATCTGCGAAACGTTCATTCAAGCTATCTCGCAATGCACTATTATTCCATGCAGTAGTCATACATACATCATAGATACAAGCAATGATGTCATAGTCGAATCGTTTATCATCAACGTATGACAAATTAGGCAACTCTAAATTTAAAGCCTTTTCCATTAGCTTCAATGCATCGTTGAACATATCAATGATATTACCTACACCATATTGTACTGTTCTACTCCATATCACATCCTTTAATGTGTCGGAGTGTTTATCAACATGGAACAGGTTATCTTGTAACAATTTACACGCTACATCATAGTATTTAGCCTTGATGTAGTCATGTTGCATTTGTGCAAATCCTTGTCTATCAATCGTTCCTAGTTCTTTCCATTGGTCGATAAATTCATCACTATTGATTTCACCACTATCTACCAATGCCCTTGCGTAGTCTGTATAAAATCCACCTTGCCGTAATCCCCAACCTAGAAATTCATCAACGCTACCGCAATTACTAGCTAATTGATACGTGCCATAAGAAATACCGCCTGCATCGTTAACCCCACTTGATACACAAGCAGGGTCGCCATTACTTTCATATACCGCACTCAAACTCCCTAATTCAGTCATTTCTCTAACTCCTTTTTTTCAACGCTACCCTCATTCATATATTGGGAACGCTTAACACTACCAGTAGCACCAATATAACCGCTTAACGCACCAACTATTACACTTGCCAAATCCTTTTGTTCAAGATAAATAGTCATGATTAGTGCAGCGGATAATGCTATCAATGTTACGGTGTCCTCATAGTTAATCTTCATTTAATCGCTTCCTTTACCGATTTGACGAAATCAATCACTTGTTTAAATAGCCCTATCGCACGTTTGAACCACCTCGTTTCTACTAACTCAAGTTCAATCATGTTCTCTACACACGATGCCAATTCGATAAATATAGGTATCAAATACAACAATGTGCATAGGAATACATCAACACGGCCCAATACAGGTACTACTACATCAGGCAATGTTAATAGAATGAATGCCAATAAAAAAAGCCACGGATAGGATTTGACTAATTTCTTTGTCATATCCGCTCGTAGCTTGCCACTCACTAAAAATCGTTTATGTTTTCCGTTAATTTCTACTGTAGCCCAACCTCTCCACAGGATAGCTAATACAGTGTTTTTGATTGTAACTTCTCTCTTTGTTGCTAGGTTGTAATTTCTAGCTTCAACCAGCACTCGTAAAACTGTATCTATAAACACAAGAATAACTGTTGTGAATATAGCCAATGATATGCGTACCGCTTCACTCACATTAAACACCTCATTAAATATCGGAATAAAGATTTCTACCACTATTCGTCTCCCTCGTCTCTTTCTGATAACACAAAACTTACGGAAATATATGGTGTAATTCCGTCAAAACTTTTATCTCGTGTTATCCGTGAATTATTTCCTATTACAGTAAACGTTGCTTTTACATTGCGTTCTAAATCTACGATTACAGTTACAAACTCCCCTTGATTGTCTGATACAT